GTTAGGTTGCCAGTTACGACTACGTTTGTTCCGAAGGTTTGGTCTACGCTAAAGTTGTTGTTTACGTTTGTGTAGGCTACGTCATTAAAAGCCGTTCCGTCAAAGGCAAAGGCTTGCAGCGTCTGAACAAAAAGATTCCCCGTAGAGGTATCTCTGAATATAGCATCGTTTCCAGTACCCACACTACCTAAGGCGGCAGAACTTTCTCTCCTTAAGTATCCGCCCGTAACGTCAAGAGCGTATCTCCCGTCAATATCAATAGTGTTGCCGTCCGATATAGTTATCTGACCTAAACCACCGTCCCAAGAAAGTGTTTGAGCATCCGTTCTGTATCTAGTATCTAAAGACTGAGTAACTAAAGGAGCTAACCCTTGACGATCTAAGGTTATTATTCCAGTAGTATTATCAAAAGTTATTCTGTCTACGTAGTTGTTTGCAGAGCCAACACCACCACCTACTCCGCCACCTCCAACACTTATCTCGCTAACCTTTTTGCTACTAAAAAAGAAATTTTGAATTACTGCCATAAGGCAAAGATAGCCAATTTCCTACGGTAGATTTATTGCGTCAATACTGTATCTATTGTCTTTAAGTTCAACCCCAAACCTAGTGAATAGGTTTACTTTTGAGTCTGTGTAGGCACTATAGGCAATAGTGAATTTATCACCAAAGAATATAGGAGTCCACGAATTATCGTCAACCCTTTTTGTAGCAAAGACTCCAGAGTAAACCTTCTTACTGGTTGAGTCCAATAGAGTCCTTAACCTCATAAGTTCAGTCGGTAGCGGTATAAAAGTGTCTATAATATTATCTTTAAAAAACACATCTTCTGGGACACCAGTAGAAGAGTTAACATATTGACCTAAAACCTTTCCATCTAACTGCTGAAGCCCGTTTGATAAAACATTCTCCAGTCCAGTATCTACGTTAGTAACTCCAAAAAGCAAATCTAAATTAATTGAGTCTGTCTTAACGTCTGTATTTTGATCAGTAGATAGATTTAAATATTGATCTTTTGGGCTTAGTGACGTAGACACTGTGGAGAAAGCGTTGTATAAGCGTATTGAGAAGTTGTCATAATAAACTTGCACATCACTGAGAGACTGATGATAATTCATAGTGTAAAACCTTAATTTTATAGGTGTGTTTGCACTACCAAACCAATAGCCAGATATAGAAAAATTAATAGCAAGGTTTTCCCACTCTCCGCTAGTTTCTGCATCAAAAAAAGAGTAGTTAAAATTAGTAGACCAGCCTCTGTTTTCCCAATTATAAAAAAGTTCCGTGCCCCCAGAGTCCTCCCTAGACATAGAAAACCTTAATTCGTAAGGCGATACCGCAAGAACATTGTCTATAAAAAAAGAGAAGTCAATAACTCCTGCTAGCTCGTCTGGAACAACCCCTCCAGTCAAAGATATATTTTCACTAGTAGTTTCAAATAAGCAATAAACACCATTCTTATCAGCCGTAGATGCCGCATCAAAAGTGGAATCGCTTATTCTATTATTGACCGTTTTTAGTGATTTGTAAGAACCCTCTGCAACTGACTCGTCAGAAACAGATATAGTAGCAGAAGTATTAGCCACTGGCTTAGACCAACTAGTAGGCGTGGTATCACCAACACTATCTGTCTCAAAAGAAGCGTTGCTTAATATATTCTTACTCCCTATTCCTATTGATATATTGGTAAACCTTTTACTCGATCTGTGTCTAGCTGAAAGATTATCCTCTACGGATAGTATATCGCTTGGCACAGAAAGCCAACTACCGCCTGCCCCCTCTAACCACCTAGTAAACATAGATGAGAAATACAACTTGCCTTCTTGCTGCCAAACCCTACAATTAAGGGATAAAGCTAGGCTAGAAATAACATCGCTAGCAGAAGCCATTTCAACGAAATTATCCTCTAATAGAAACGTTTCTGCTGAAATGGTTTGGTCTGTCAAAAAAGAAGTAACATTTCCGTTCTCTGTACTAATTCCAGTCGCCTCTGTAATAGTTAGTTCTAGTTTTGTTTTGTCAACGAAATTCTGAACTAGGCTTATTAAGGTTGGATTATCGTCAGGACTATAGCCATCTTCGTTCATAGTGGATTTTATAGTACCTAGCCTATCCAAAGCAACCAACTCAACCTCGTACGGATCGCTAGTAATATATTCGGTGTATTCGTCTTGGTGAAGAAACCCTGTCCAATAGGTAGAGTAGGTACTACCATCTGGTGCATACTCAACCTTTACGTAGAACCTCTCCTCATCAGACACAAAGAATTGCGACAGGTCAGAAGTACCAGCAGTGTCGGGTCTACCGTACACCCTTATAGTGCAAGAGCTTCCTATTATTCCAGACGACAAATCTTCGTCACCCTCGTAATAGATAGATACTGGATTTCCAGTACCCCAAAGTCTCTCAACCGATCCAGCTTCGTCTCTGTCGTATATTCTAACTCTCCACTGATTTCCATCAACGTCTTTGAAAGGGAGTTCGTATCTTAAATTATAATCTGCTAATGCCATACTATCCGCCTCTTCTATCCGAGAATTTACCCTCTCTGTCTAACAAAATTCTTAAGTCTCTACCTCTAATATCTGTGTAGAGTTGACCGCCACTAGCTAAAGCAGCGTTGTATCCAGCACCACCACCGTTACCCCCAAAGCCTCCCGATATGTTGCCTATACTACCAACTACACCAGCCAAAGCACCTGCAACAGCGACAGCAGCACCAATACTCCTAGCTGGGGCGGTAGGATCAAAAACCGCACCCAAAGCCGCCATTGCAGCAGCAGCGGCAGCGATTGATTGACCTAGCCTTAAAAATTTAGCGATACCCGAGTCTGGGTTAAACGCTCCAGCCAACTGACCCAGAGACGAAGCTAGCCCACTCCACATTTGAGACAACTCTTGCAAATTGTCCTTATCAAACAGAGAACCCTTCATACTATCGTTTAGTGATTTCATCCACTCTGGTATCTCTTCTCCAGCAGCAATTAAGGCATTCATATAATCTTCGAGTGCAGCCTTTCTCTCTGAGGCAGCCTCCCTCTCGGTAATCATATTTGCCCCTAATTGAGCGTTAATCATTTTAAGGGAGGATGCATAATCCATACCTCGCTGATTCGCCTCCGAAATTTCTTCCTCGCCCATCTCGGCATTATCGGCATCAAAATCGTCTTGTGTTAGGTCTTTAGCACCGCCCAACCCCTTTTTTATTTCTGAAATTTGGTCTTTGATAAGCTCATCAACGTCAGAACCAGCTCTAGTTACACCCATTAAAGCATCCTCAACAGAGTTTAGCTTCTTAACAAAAACGTCATATATCTCCAAATCGGCTAATCCTAAATCTTCCTCATCTCTAGCCCCTACTCTCTTAGCTTCTTCTAGTATTTTCTTTTCCTTCTCCCAAAAATCAGCACTACTCATTTTAGAATTTGAATCATCAAACTCTCTCTGTAAAAACTTTAATTGGTCGCTATATTTTTTTGCGTAAGAAGCCCTTTTGTCAGAAAGTTGTTTTTCTAATACGGCTTGCTCATTTAATTGAGCTACCCTATCCTTATATACAGACTGTATAGCCCTCGCCTCCAAACTATTCTTTCCAAGAAAAGGCAGTTTAAAATTATTAAAGTCTTCTTCTGTTTTTTCCTTCCATTTGTTTAGTTCTGTAATATCCATTTCAGATACGTCACCGTATTCTTGATTTACCAGAAACTTTTGCTTTTGGAATTGACCGTCAACCATTTTCTGTAGTTTCTCAGCTATCACTAGTGACTTCTCTAGGTCTAAATACCAGTCTAGGGTATTAAACTCCTCGAAACCCATCATATTAACAGTAGCCTTGGTGATACCAAGTAGGTTTGACATACCTTCTATCTGCTTTTCTATTTGCTGCTTACTTAAAAAGTCTTTGCTAAAAGACATAAGCCTATCTAAGGTAGAAGATGATGCTATATCCTCACCAATACTAGCTTTTAGGTTTTGAAATGACGCTGACACCGCAGCCATTTTTTGAGCGACAGTTGTAGCCTCCAAGCCTAAATTTTTCAATGACTCGGTTTCTTCCTTTGCTATTATAGCTACCGCAGCCGATATGTCAGCAACGGAGGCGGACTCTCTACCAACTTTACCCATAGCCTCCTTAAGCCTTACTAGTGTAATACCTAAGTTGTCAAGAATAAGCGGTGACTTTCTACCAATACCAGTAACAATAGATCGAGTTAAGTATTCAACAGATTCACCCGTTTGAGCAGCCCGTATTGTAGCAAATTCAAAGAAGCTGGCTAAGTTCTCTAAAGGGACTTTAAAGTTATTGGCTTGAACTGACAAACTCATAAGTGTAATCTCATCAACAGCACCTCTAGTCGCAGACTTCAATTCATTCATTGACACCTTCCCCGTATCCTCTATTAATTGAAAGGCATTTTTGATACCCTCTAGTTTAGCACCGAGCATAATAGCTTCTTTGCCGAACATAGCCAACCCTCTTACTGCAAAGGCAGCACTTAAAGCTGGGGCTAGTCTCTTTGCCGTTGCTAATATTCCGCCTAAAGCACCGCCAGAGCCGTTAGTACCGCCAACCTTTTTGCTTTGTTTATCGAACTTCTGCATTGACTGATTTGCAGCAGCCAACGCTTTTTGCAGTTTCTCTGAATTACCCTCTAAGACTACGGTTAACTTATTAACATCATTCGACATAGGGCAAAGGTAAAACAAAAAAAGACCACCGTTTTATTTGTGGTCTTCTTTTAACTTATTAAAATCGGGTGTTTTATTGAACTTAACACCACTCTTAACTGCCTTTTCATAGAACGCTTTAAATGTTTTTAAATCACTTTTTGGAGATCCCTTAACGTTCTTATAGAGTTTGTCTTGCGGTAGCTTAAACATATCGGTAGGCTCTACCAAGTCGGTTTTGTTTACCTTAGTTCCTCTAGCCACTAAGCCAGCGTTCTTTGTTATACTAGCTAGATACCTAACCTTCTCCCACTCTAGGTTGTTCTTAATCTTCCAACTCTCTCCCATCAGCATAACCTCTTTAAGGGTTAAGGTGTAGAAGTCTTTTGGATGGATACCAACCTGACCTATATAGAAGTCAACAAAGTCGTCCCAAGTTAGTGGCTTTTTGACTTTCCCTCTGGATCGTCACCTTCTTCCTCACTCTTTCGCTCTATCCCGAAGTTGTCGTCATTAGACATCAACTTACTTTCCATAAATGCCTCTAGCACTTTAGCGAGATCGTCATCAGAAACTTCTTCCATTGCCAACCCACACTCAAAAATATCGTTGTAGTAAGGCTGAATCTTCTCTTCTAAGCAGTAAGCCTTTGAAGAACAATAAAGTAACCTCCTAACAGAAGACAAACCAGCAGATTGACCCAACTGGATAAAGGTTTCACCTAGAGACTTAAGCCCTAGTTCTTCCTCCATTAATGCCCAAAAATTAACAGAGAAGTGACCAGCAATCTCTTTGCCAGCCACCTCTATAGTATAATAGCCTCTTCGCTTATTCATACTATGCGTTAGTACTCTCTACTACAGCTCCAGTTGAAGCGAACGTTCCTGAGAACGTAACGGTGTCCTCGTTAGGAGCAGTTGCTGAAACATTAGTTAATAAAGCGTCTACTGTGAATATTTTATCTCCTGACACAGCCGTACCGTAAACTAGAGAAAAAGTTCCTCTGTTTAAGATACCTTCCGATACTAGATCGTGAAAGCCTTTTTTGTCAGCCGCAGTATCGTCAGCGTAATCAACCAAACCCTCAAAAGAGATTGTTGCATTTCTAGTTGAAGTAATAAGTTCAGTCCACCCAGCAGAGTCCCTAGAACTCGCATCAGCAGTGTTGTGTTGGAAGTCTATAGTGAAAGAAGTTGTGTGACCGATTGGATCACCGTCTAAAGTAACTAAAAGACTAGTTCCTGTCATTGTTGCCATAATTGTAATTTTCTATTTTTTTAAACGTTTAAAATTCAATAGCAAAATTAACGAAAAAAGCAAGAACTATTTTTTCTTTATATCCTTTACGTCACCCTTGATTTCGTCTAGTGTTTCTTTGATGTATTCTAGTATTGTAGAGTTTTGTACTTGCTCCAACTCTATACGACTAATATCTTTTTTTATCTTAGATATATTTTCCTCGTTTTTGTCTATACCAACCTTTAATTCTCCTTTTGCCTCTACAACGAAGAAAAGGAACAACCCAACAATTGCTATAATTAGTAATTGAAAAATCTTTAGCCAAGGATTGTTTGCTATCTCTTTAAGTGTGGTCATATCTAATCGGTCTCTTCTATTTCAAATTCTACAATAATTACTGATCTGTAATACACACCGTCTTTGTATTCCTCTCGTAGTGGCTGAATAGATTGAATTGTTTGGTTTTTGACTACTAGGTTGTTTGCGGACAAATCAACATACAAACCGTTGTCCCTAAGTATAAGTAGTATCTGACTAACTATATCGTTGTTAGTTCCGTATCCTCCAGTGCCTTTGCTAAACTTACTGATAACTTCAATATTAACGGTGTGCGATTGACCGATAGAGTCTCTAGTCACATCATTCTCAAAGAAGTTTGCTGGAGAAACGATTATACAAGGAAAACTAGATTCATTATCAACTTCCGTATAGACAACTAACTGAGTACCAGACGGATACTCTATTGAATTATCTACCTCTAGGAGCTTTATAGTGCCAACTATTAATGGATCAAGTGCGTATATCATAGCAACAAAATTACTTCTTTTTTAGGACACTATTAATCACGAGGTTGACTCTTTTGGTGAGGTCTTTCTTTTCTTTATAAACATTCTTAAAAAAATAAGGTTTTGCGAAAGTGTGGGTAAAATTCTTTTCATTGTCAGAGCCTTTAAACCTAAGAGCGTAACTACTACCCTCGCTGCCAAAGACAGAGGTAATTCCTCCTAGTTCGATAGTTTTAGAACGAGTACCAAACTCAACGAATGCCATAACCTCTTTTCCAGAACCGCCAGCGGATACTGAATAAGCAGAACTACCCTTCTTTCTTTTTAGTGTTTTCTTCTGTATAGAGTTAACTAGCCCCGCAGTTTTTTCTCCTCTGTTGTCTAAATAGCCTTTGGCGGAAGAGTTGAAGTCAGCCCTAGCACCATCCCTTATTTTCTCAGCGGTTAGCTCCACCTCTTTGCTGAAATCCTCAGCTAATAGACCTATATCGGTAAACTTCTTCATTATCTTAGCGAGCTCCGCTTTGTTTACGTGCAGTGATTTGTTTGCCATAAACAAAGATAGTTATTAAAAAGGTTGGTGGTTTAAAATTGTTTTTGTAGTATTGTACAACGGCTAAGGCTATGTTTTTATAGCTAATGTTAGCTATTGTATGAACGACTTATTATGAAGATACTTGAATTATATGCAGGAAGCCGATCAGTAGGCAAAGCTGCGGAGCAATTAGGACACGAAGTTTTTTCGGTGGACGTAAAGCCGTTTGAAGGTATAGACCTTGCTGCGGACATAGAATTTTTGACACCCGAACAAATACCGTTTGAGCCCGATATGATATGGGCTTCTCCACCTTGTACTACTTATTCTATTGCCGCTATTAGTACGCATAGAGATAACGGAAAGCCAAAGACTGAATTTGCGGCTAAAAGTGATCGTTTGGTGCTAAATACACTAAAACTGATTAAGCATTTTGATTGTGATTACTACATTGAAAACCCAAGAGGCTATTTGCGAAAAATGAACTTTATGCAAGGAATACCTAAAACAACAGTATGGTACTGCACTTACGGAGATAAACGAGCAAAGCCGACTGATATTTGGACAAATAATCTTTATAGCTTATTCAACCAAAATGGATGGAAACCAAGACCTGAATGTAAAAACGGAAACAAACATTGCCACCACGAATCAGCACCAAGAGGATCACGAACAGGAACACAAGGATTAAGAGGCAATTATGAACGGTCAAAAATTCCTGAGCAGCTTTGCCGAGAAATAATATTAGCTACAAGCACGAAACTAAGTGAATATTGTAGCTAACACCAAGCAAACGAGCGTGAGGCACGAATGCGCTTTTGCAACTGTTAACGAGCGTTTTTAATGCTCGGTGATTATTTCTTATATTTGTGTTATGGAAATTTACCTATCAAAACAAATAGGGTTAGCGGCTGGAGCTGTAGAACTCGTATCGGTTGCAGATGCTAAGTCTTGGGCTGCTATAGACACAGTTCTAGATGACGCTATTATTTCTTCCCTTATAGTTTCGGCTAGGGAAATGGTTGAGAGTTTTATCTCTAAAGACTTAGTGTCTAAACAAAGAAAACTATATATAGATGCTCCAGAGTATGACGGAGAGAACTATCTAATAGCAGTGCCATACACCGCGAAAGAGGATACGGTTGTAATAACCTCTGGGGCACTAACCTTAGTAGAAGACACCGACTACGAATTTATTGGCATAGAGGGCGACTATATTCAATTCTCTGGGTTGTTTACCGACATAACGATAACATACGAGAGTGACCCAGTTGCAAGCCCTTCTGAGGTAGCTTTAGCTAACGCTGCGGTAAAGGTATTGATAGAACAAATCTACGACAACAGAGCGAACCTAGAGGGTGATAGCGACATTATGATAATGGATCACAACGTTAAACAAATGTTAATGCCTATAAAAATGATCTACGCATAATGGCAAAGAAAAGAAACAGATTAAGAGATAGTTTTACCGTAGGTAGCACATCTACAACTAAGTCGGCAAACGGAGATTTGACAGAGACGGTTGATAATGAAGCTACTTTTAGGTGCTATGCACTACACCGAGATACAGTCCTCGCTGACACATCCTACGAAGTTCCTCAACTAGAGTTCGATTATGTTCTCGAAGTTAGGAGCGAAACTTTGGTTGCCTCTGCGGTAACTAGAGGGAGTAGAATAACAACGAGTAAGACTGGATCGGTGGTGTTTAAGGCTGTTCATACAATTACCGACACCCTTAGAAAATCAAAGATATTTATAGAGGCTACAAATTAATTTAGGAATTTCTTTGTTTTTACAGCCGAAGTGCTTAATATTGTTCTATGAACACAATCATAGACGTATCGGGTAAAACCGTAAGGGTGGGAGATAAAATTTCTTGCCCAACCCCAACTGGATTAGGAGATAGACGTAAGCTACTAAAAGGAACGGTGCTAGAGATTCTAGGAGAGAAGACCATTAAGATAATCTCGTTCACTAAGAGAGGTGTCGCTCACGTTGAGGTAATTGATTTCTCTTTGATAGATAACTCTTTTGTCAGAACAAAGAACACACTTATACACTTTCACTCTAGGGTAGAAGAAAGAGATTACGGATTCGGGATCAAAGAGGTGCTGACGACTAGCTGCTCGGTGTCTAACAAGTCGGGAGATGTGCTAGGGTTCGGTAAGGTTGTTCTTAGTAACGAGGACACCCACAGTTCTTTTAAGGCTCGTAAATACTCACTAAAAAAAGCACTAACTAAAGAAGCGGTTGTTGATATGAAGGAAAGAGCGAAACTTTGGGAGTTGTTTAATTTAGAGGTAAAAAGAAAAGGAGTTTAATTAACCCCTTTTTTATTTTGTTATAGACTCTCTAGATTGCCAGAAAATCTCAGAATTACTTCTGTATGGTTGGTGTCAGAAGAAGATTCAAAATATAAAACCTCTCTTTCTCCAATTATAATAGGGTGTGGTGGCTTTATTTCTGCGAAGTTCTGAACATCAGTATCGAATAGAGCCCTAAGAATCTCATATTTCGTCTCTTTCACCCTTGACCAAGAGTAGCCAAATACCTCTAATTTATGTATTTCCCCACCACCAGAAACCTTACCAGCGTTGACTAAAATCCAATCTGGTAGAAAACTATACGATCTTGGTGTGTGGAATATAGCTTGCTGCGTTACTGAGATAAGGGCTGGTATCTGTGCCTGAGTTGTTGTGTCTGTGGTTGCCGTAAAAGTTATATCGTTTGTGTTTACTCCCGACCCCCCGTTAGATAAAACCACAGCCCTATTTATCCCCTTTCCAGTAAACGCCGTAACGTCTGACCCGTCATTGCCCAGCGTATGTGTGGCAGAAGCTAAATCGTCATTTTCGTCTAGGTAGTCTATAAATAAAGTCAACGCACCAGTAGTGCCAGCACCGTCAGTAGTAGAATTATAGGTTATTGTAAACGTCTGAGCAGTAGAGATTATATCTGTGGTTGGATTAAAAACCCCTCCCCAAGAAGTTATAATTTCTTGATCGGTAGAATCTATATGGTCGTTGTATCCAGAATTATTCCACAGAGATTTGCCCTCCCTCTTTCCTTTGGCAACCTCGTATTGATAAGTGCCAGAAAGTTGCCCTCCAATATGCTCTAGCAAGAAACCTAGTAGTGTTGATTGAGTGTAAGCAGCCAACCCACTTTTGTCGTACCAACTTTCAGATTCAGATACAGGGATAGAGTAATAATCACCACTACCGCCCATATCTCCATTTATTTGATAATTTGCTCCGTCAAAAGTAAACTTAGATGTTAATTTTTGAACGTATTTATTTCTTCCACCGCTATCTTCGTCTATAACAATATAGCCTCCATCAGTATAAATTCTCTTAGCCATACACAAAAATAGAGAAAAAAAAGAGAGACGTTTCCGTCCCTCTCTCTTCCGATTACTCGGTTATGAAGAAGCTATTTTTTAAGCAGTCTCTAAAGCAGCTTGATCCGTTGCGAAATCACCAGCTACGAATGCACTTCTCTTGTTATTTCTTACAACAACAGCAGCTCTAAGCTCACATCTGATTGTTCTAAGGTTTTTAGTGAAGTCATCAGAATCGTAACCGATTTCAATCATCATTCCTTCTCTCTGAACAAACTCAGCGTGGTTGAAGTCACCGATTAGGTAGTCTCCAGCAGTTACTAAAGTTGTCTCTAAGATTGGAACACCGTCTAAAGATAGACCAGAACCAGCAGCCAATAATCTACCTACGTATCTTTTGTCCGAAGCAGATAATTTCTCTAGCTTAAGTTTTGCAACGTCGGCTGGGTGCATAAGGATTGCGTTTGGATTAGCATCACCTTCTTGTGCGATCTTAATCTGAGCCATAGCAACAGTAAGAACGTCAATTTGGTTTGCGTTATCTACGCTATTAGCACCAACGGTAGCAGCAGAAAAAGCTGAAGCAACGCTAGTGATACCTCTCATATTCGGAGCAGTTCCGTTTCCACTATAAGCACCAAGTTCTGCAACTTTGAATACCTCTCTTACCAACTCGTTATTGATTTCCTGAGAAACAACAGCTCCTTTAGCAAGCATCTCGTCAGTTACTTTGATATAAGCAGTAGTCTTAACTACATCCTCAGAACCAACAACCCAATCAAAATCAATTTGATTTTTAGCTGCACCCTCAGCAGTTTGACCAGCAGCACCTTCTTTACCAGACTGGTAAACCCACTCTACTTTGTCAGAGCTAGTACTTCTTTGTGACATTAAGTCAATCAATCTAGGAGTCCTAGATGCGATTGCGTCAAATCCAGAAAGTCTGTCTGCTTGCGGTACGTCTCCACCAGAAATGTTAGAAGATGAGATGTTACCAACAGCCTTAAGCTCGAACTTAGTCCACTGAGTTTCCCCTTTGGCTACTGCTGCAATCTTATCTTTGTTGTCTTCTAAACTCTTTGTGATAGCCTCACCGAAGCTCATTCCACCTTTTGCTTTTTCGATAGACTTGCTAACTTTAGCAGCCTTTATTTCCATTTCTGAAACTCTGTCCTCTAAAGCCTTAACAACGTCTGCTTCTGCTGACGCATTCTTAAGCTCCTCGATAAGACCAGTAATCTCTGTTTTTAATGCTCCAGTAGCGTTTTCTAATCTACCGTCCATTTTGGCAACTAAGCCTTCTAATTGTTCTTTGATTTCCATTTTTTTAATTCTCTCTCTTAAAGTGATTTAATGTATTCGTTTAACATAATCAACTCCTTAGCTCTGGCTTCAGCTTCCTCGACTTCGGCTGAGTGATCGACAACAATCGGCTCAGTGATTTCCCTCAGTGCTAACTCCTTTAAGGATTTAATTTCAAATTCTACTGCCAACCCTAACTCATCGCTAATATTGGACTTTACTAAATTATTGAGTGAATCAAACCTTTCAGTGAGATACTCGTTAATTAAAGATTCTTTACTAACTCCGTTCTCAGACTTAAACCCTTGCATAACTGCTAAAGGATTTGCCGCAAACGTAACTGCCGAAATTTCGTACAGTTTAACTTCTTTGATATAGTTAACCGAGTCCGATTGGCTATATTGTTGTTTTATTGTAGAGAAGCCAACAGAGTTCTCTGTAAGCAGACCAGACTTAATCATCTCAAAAACATCTTTACCTAGCGTAGTGTTGATAGCCAACTTAGCCACAAACTCTAAACCTTCCGTGGTCTCCTCAAGAGATTCCATTGTTCCAATAGGTTTGTCTACTCTGTGCTGATATAAATACTTTATCCTCGATCTATTTTCTTGGATTGTTTTAGAAAACGCACCCTTCTCGATAACATCTCCATCAGAATCTACATTACCAAAGACAGACCCTAAACCTCTAACGATTCCTTTTTGCTCGTCAATGTCCACGATATTCTGTGCATTCTTAAAGATTAATCCTTCCATACCACAAAGATATATAAAAAATTGTTTGCATTTTTGAATATAATTTACTATAGACCAAACAAAAATCCGTTAAGCGTGTTGCTGTTTGGTTGGTTGGTGGTATAGGGCAGCACTAAGCTACGACACCTACAGTTAACAACCTCGCCAGCAACGTTCCCGCCGAAGGCTTGCGGATCGGCTGGGTATCTCATTAAAACATCGCCAACTTGATATAACTGATTTAGCGGTATTGGCTTCCTAGAGGCAACTTCTCTGTGGTTAAGCCTAACCCTTTCATCACCTACGGAAATCCAACGCTTATACAACCCTCCATCAGTAAACATACTAACAGCAGTTGCCCCTATAATTCCGCCAGCAGCCCCGTTAGATTCTGTCCTAGCTAAACGGCTAGACATCCCCTCGGCAACATCAATTAACTCATCCCTAGTCTCCAACGATCTGACGGCTTCTCTGCGTTTATCTATAGTAGCAAATAAGGCTGGCACTATCGCTATTGCTCTGTCTCTAGCTAAGTTTCTAGCGGCACCTCCGTAGACCGCATTTATTTGCTCCTCACTGGACGAACTAAGGTGACCAAAGCTACTAGAGTACCAAGGGCGGTAAAGGCTGTCAGCACCCTCGTAAATGTCTCCTATAAGGAGTGTTAGTATTGATTCTATTTCAGTCCTAGCTGAATCGTTTATTAAAAAATCAGACTCACTAGCTAAAATATCGAATATTGATAAATAGGCTATTATAGAGCGATCTCTAGAATACTCCTCTAGGGCTAGTAGTAGTCTGTCGTAGTCTGAATTGAAAGAAGCCTCTAGTTGTTCAATAGAGGCTTGCTTTGTGTAATATTTAAGTGTCGTTCCTTTCATTTAGTCTTCCTTTTTAGGCTCTTCCTTCTCGGGCGAAAGTAGATTCTCTCTAGCAGCGGCATCTAGGCTCGCTAGTGTTTGTAAGTCCATATTTTTCATTGGCATTAGGTTTACAGGAACAAAGTATTCGTTCATTTGAGGGTTTTCGTTGTCCTCTGGGTATTGCAACACCTGGCGCTTCTCATTTCCAGTAACGTACCACGCTTTATCCATTTGAGCGACCATCTCCGAAATATCTTCTTGAAGTTCTGGAATAACAGTAAAGTCGAAGTCGAGGTATAAGTCTTCTCCGAACATAGGAACTAACCACCTATTTAGTTCGTCCCTTAGTTTTATCATTTCTGGGTTAACTGCGTTCTGAAATAAGAAGGACTTAGCCTCCTTAATGTTGTTGTAAGAACTAGCCTCCGTGTTGTTCATTAACGAAACGGGAATGCCGTATAGATTGCAGAGTCCTTTCATTGTGACATTATATTGATTAATCAACTCCATATCGGCAGCAGATAGACCAAAGTTTATCCACTCCATAGGCTGATTGGTAATAGCAACTGAGCCGTTGGCTTGTTTCATTTTCCTTTGTAGTGCTAAGTCTAACTGCTTTGCTTGCCCCCTACTAATACCGTCCATCTCTTTTGCAACTAGCAGACCTCTAGCCGATTGATTTTGTAGTTGCTTCTTAGAAGTTTCGATTACTTGGTTGTTATTCTCTAACGTTCTCCAGCCAGCCCTAAGCGGTGACTGACCGTATAAGTGAGAGCCGCTAAAGTTAAAGTCTGGGTTGAAGTCTTTTACGTGAAGTATTTCCTCTCTAGTGAAATCAATAGTGGCATCCTTAAATGCTTGAACGGTGTATCCCTTAATTGGCTCAAATTGACCGCCCGATATAATTTGTATGTGCTGAGAAGGGAGTACATACATTTCCCTTACCTTGCCAGCCCCGTCCCTAACACCGTATATATATCTGTTACCAGTTAACTTACCGAAAGCGATATAGTTAGTTAAAAAAGAACTCCAACTCTCGGAAGGATTTGGGTTTTGCAGTACATCTAATATTTCTGACTGAGTAACCTCGTTAAAGCTCCTAGATTTAAGCACCTGCGCCTTCATCATAGCACCTTTTGTTGACATTCCGCTAGTAAGTGCTGTGTAGTCTTTCGCTAGGCTTTTATTCTTAACCTCATAAACCTTAAACGGTATCATTGTAGCGTTCCTAGTTATTAGGTTTATAATCGAGTAAATAGCCTCGTTTTTCTGATAGCCCTCTGTGATATAGTTCTCATCATTAGCCTCTTTAAAGAACGCTTGATTGTCGCCCAAAAAGCTAATTGTTTTATCAAAGAACTCTCGCTGCCCCTCTGTTGGCGAGAAAAGCTGTTTTACTGATTGGATTAGATTCATAAAGCAAAAATAGCCATTATCTAGCTTAGTGTTTTAATGGTTACCTCTACCCTAGGGTTTTCTCTGTCGAGTTGTGTGGGAAGGATCGTCTCAAATCGTATCACCTCATCGTTGTCGTCCTCCCAGCATTCGTAGTGAGTTATCGCATCTAAAGTGTACTTTGAGGTAATAGACACTACGTTCATCTTATCTAGCCGTCTATTTGTAGGCTTAAACACTTGATAGGTGATGTCAACCACTCCGTCAAACACAACGCCTTTAAGTTGATCCTCTAGGTCAATAGTGAATTGCTTCTTTACCTTACTCTCTACGCTGTGATGCCAATTTCTGTATTGGTTAATATTTATGGTGTATAGTTTGTCTGGCAGAGTCTTTCTAGTAACTCTTTGACGAAAAGGTGTAATTATTTTTAATTCCATTTGGTTTTTTAATATTTTTTTTTTAGATTTGCAATCTAGTAATTAGAAAACAAATACTGACATTGATATGAAAAGCAAAGCCAAGTCATACAACGTAACTATTGAAAATAAATTGATGCTGATAGGGTTTATAATAACCACAGTGGTCTCAGTTGGAACAATCGCACTTGTTTCGTTATTAGTATAGCATTAGAAAATCTTACTTTAGTATAGTTGGGGCTAAGAGATAGTTACAATTAAGTAACAAAGAACTCACTAGTCTTATTTAGTTTCATCATAGCGTAATACCTAACCGCATCTAAAGCGTGATTCCACTTATCAATCGGCTTATTAGTCTTATTCCCCTCTGAATCCTTATCCCACGTATAGTTCCTAAATTCCTTAATAAGGTTGGTGCTAGAGCTAGTTATTAGCATTTCGTCTTGTGCTTGAACAACACTAATTCCGTATAGAATAGAGTCCCTACCCTTTTTGGTCGGCTTAATATTCCAGCCGTATCTTTTTAACTCTTCTATAGATTTAGGCTCGGCAGAGTCCGCAATAATTGGCATAGTCTTACTAACGCCTTTAGACCTAAATAGCGAGTTCATATCGGAGTTTGTTAACCCAGTCTTATACACCTCTTCGTGCAGAATAAGCCTACCGTTGTGTCGGTAGAACCCTATAAGCGCACTAGGATCGTTAGAAAACCCAAAATCTAGCCCGTAACCCAAAAGCCTAGCCGAGTCTGGCAGATTATCTGTTACCTTCCAGTTATCGTATACCGTCCCAGTGAGTTTGCCAATCTTTCCGTATACATAAACGTCAACAAAGTTCTTCCAGTAGGTGCTACCAGCCTTTGCTTTAACCTCCGCCCTTTGCAACTCGTTAATGGCTGCTTGCGGACAACCCTCGTTGCCTTTATAGGTAAGTATAGCGAAGTCAGCGTCATCCCTATCCTTTAGCTCTGTGTGCGCCCAAAACTCCGCCACTGGGTTGAAGTCAATAAAACAACAATCAGAGGTTCTTATAAACAT